GTTCCGGGCATTCATTGCAACACGGGAACACAAACTCTCCCCCTTCAGTGACTGGGTTCGTCCCCCCCACTCACCTCCTCAGCGTCCAAGCTGGCCGGCCTCACCCCTGAGGTCAGCCGCACCAACGTGCCGTCCGTTTGCACGGACGCGTCGCGGGTTGTTGTTTCGGCCTTGGGGATTCCGCCTTCCATTATTGCGAGAATGGTTGGCTTCATCATTAGGGCCTCCGCGGCGTTGCGCGCTTTTAGCGCCGCGTTGGTTAGGCACACCACGAAGTTGGTGAGATCCTTGCCCGCGGGGCTGCCGGTTGGCACCTTCAGCTTGCCGATTGCGGCCGCCAATTGCTCCGCGAGCTCCTTCACCTTCTCGGGGTATGCCCGGATTAGCTCTGCTACGCTGCACATGCTGATCCAGCTCAAAGTTACGATTGTCCACTGCTCCCTCCGCGGGTCCCGCGTCCACATCTAACGCATCCACATATGGACTGGGGTCATCATCGCGGTTGATGGTAGGGGAAGCCCAAACGTTATTGCATGCTCTGAGTCGCTCCACGGTGTCCCGGAGTTTCTCAATGTCTACGCCTGTGCGAGCGGACATGCACGCAAGCATGAGGTCAACGTCCTCAACCCTCTGGGGCCAGGAGCCTCCGATGGTCAACCAATATGGTTGTTCCTTGGAATAGGTCTTGCGTTGTTGTCTGACTTCCAAGGTCTCCGCTTGCGCACCCCAAATTCGCTGCACCATCCGGCAATAATCACTAGTAAGTGGCGTTAATGCGTCGGTGACAAGATAACCCTCAACCCTGTCAACGGCCGCTGTTGCCAACGGGATGTTGGGGTCCCGAGTTGTTAAATGCAACTTGCGCCAAGTTCTTAGTGGGTCTTGGAAAGACGTTAGGGTGTTCATAGGGTCAGGGAAAACTCTGGCCAAGAAGCAAACACCTTTATCCGGCTCATAGTCTTCCACTTTCAACGTCAATCCAAGCCTTTCTGCGTTGCGTGACCAGGGGATCTTAAACCTGCGGTCAAACAACCCATCATCGCCGAATGCCAAACCTATGCTACGAAAAGCCTCTTCGGGTGTCAATTCGGGCAGTGCATCACGCACGGCAGTGTATTGGACAAATCCACCACATACGGTGTTCAAATCGCAGGTTGTTGGTGACCCGCTCTTAACGCCCACTCCGGCGTCATACTGAAAGCCAAATCTCTTTGCCCGAGCCGGGCAACTGATCAACATATCCAGGAAAGGAACCAGATCTTTGTGATATGACTCGTGGAAGTAGCGGAGATA